CAGGAGTTTCTGGAGTCCAGGGTCCTCAAGGACCACAAGGAGCATCAGGAATTTCTGGAGTCCAGGGTCCTCAAGGACCACAAGGAGCATCAGGAATTTCTGGCGCTCAAGGACGTCAGGGACCACAAGGACCGTCAGGAGCATCAGGTGTCTCGGGAGTTCAGGGTCCTCAAGGTCCTTCAGGAGCATCAGGAGTCTCTGGAGTCCAGGGACCTCAAGGACCACAAGGACCATCGGGACCATCAGGCGTTCAAGGTCCCCAAGGACCACAAGGACCATCGGGTCAATCAGGTGTTCAAGGTCCCCAAGGACCACAAGGAGCATCAGGAATTTCTGGTGCCCAAGGGCGTCAGGGACCTCAAGGTCCTTCAGGAGCATCAGGAGTTTCTGGTGTCCAGGGTCCTCAAGGACCACAAGGAGCATCAGGAATTTCTGGTGCCCAAGGGCGTCAGGGACCTCAAGGTCCTTCAGGAGCATCAGGAGTCTCTGGAGTTCAAGGACCTCAAGGTCCTTCAGGAGCATCAGGAGTCTCTGGAGTCCAGGGACCTCAAGGACCTTCAGGAGCATCAGGTGTCTCGGGAGTTCAAGGTCCTCAAGGTCCTTCAGGAGCATCAGGAGTCTCTGGAGTCCAGGGACCTCAAGGACCACAAGGAGCATCAGGAGTCTCTGGAGTTCAGGGTCCTCAAGGACCACAAGGAGCATCAGGAACAGGCGGAACTCCTGGAACAGGTGGAGTGAGTGGTGTTCAAGGTCCTCAAGGACCATCCGGAGCATCAGGAGTCTCTGGATTCCAGGGTCCTCAAGGACCACAAGGAGCATCAGGAATTTCTGGTGCCCAAGGACGTCAAGGACCTCAAGGACCATCAGGAGCATCAGGAGTCTCTGGAGTTCAGGGTCCTCAAGGACCGTCAGGGGCATCTGGAGTCTCTGGAGTCCAGGGACCTCAAGGTCCTTCAGGAGCATCAGGAGTCTCTGGAGTTCAGGGTCCTCAAGGTCCTTCAGGAGCATCAGGAGTCTCTGGAGTCCAGGGACCACAAGGACCGTCAGGAGCATCAGGTGTCTCGGGAGTTCAGGGTCTTCAAGGTCCTTCAGGAGCATCAGGTGTCTCGGGAGTTCAAGGTCCTCAAGGACCTTCAGGAGCATCTGGAGTCTCTGGAGTCCAGGGACCTCAAGGACCTTCAGGATCATCAGGAGTCTCTGGAGTCCAGGGACCTCAAGGTCCTTCAGGAGCATCAGGAGTCTCTGGAGTCCAGGGACCTCAAGGACCTTCAGGAGCATCAGGAGTCTCTGGAGTCCAGGGACCTCAAGGACCTTCAGGAGCATCAGGAGTCTCTGGAGTCCAGGGACCTCAAGGACCTTCAGGAGCATCAGGAGTCTCTGGAATCCAGGGACCTCAAGGTCCTTCAGGAGCATCAGGAGTTTCTGGCATTCAAGGTCCTCAAGGACCACAAGGAGCATCAGGAATTTCTGGCGCTCAAGGACGTCAGGGACCACAAGGACCTTCAGGAGCATCAGGTGTCTCGGGAGTTCAAGGTCCTCAAGGACCGTCAGGAGCATCAGGTGTCTCGGGAGTCCAGGGACCTCAAGGACCGTCAGGAGCATCTGGAGTCTCTGGAGTTCAGGGTCCTCAAGGTCCTTCAGGAGCATCTGGAGTCTCTGGATTCCAGGGTCCTCAAGGACCACAAGGAGCATCAGGAATTTCTGGTGCCCAAGGACGTCAAGGACCTCAAGGACCATCAGGAGCATCTGGAGTCTCTGGAGTTCAGGGACCTCAAGGACCATCAGGAGCATCAGGAGTCTCTGGAGTCCAAGGCGGTCAAGGACCACAAGGACCATCGGGAACTTTAGGTCAACCTGGCGCTATTGGTTCGCAAGGGGCACCAGGAGTTCAAGGAGCATCAGGACCATCAGGACCACAAGGCGCTCAAGGAGCAGCTGGTGGTGCTGGTGGGACTATAAATGTAGTAGATAGCACAACAGCAACAACCCAATATTTGCTATTTGCTGAAGGAACTGGTTCTCGAGAAATAAGGGCGAGAGTTTCTGCGGTTGCAATTACGGTTATTCCATCATCTGGAAATATTTCCACTCCTGGCGATATTACCGCATTCGCTTCTGACGATAGATTGAAGAATAAACTTGGCAATATTGATAAACCTCTTGAAAGAATATCAAAACTGAATGGTTTCTTCTTCAAATTTAATGAAAAGGCTGCTGAATTTGGTCTAGATAGTAGCGTACAGTATGTTGGTTTATCCGCTCAAGAAATGATGATTTCTCTTGAAGAAGCTGTAAGACCATCGGCTGTCGCAAACGGTGAATACTATACAATTCAATACGAAAAAACTACTCCTTTACTTGTAGAAGCAATTAAAGAATTGATCAGAGAAAACAATACATTGAAAGATAGACTAGATGCGGTAGAATTGAAATTGTTTGATCTAATAAATAGAGGTTAGTTTCAGAGAATAACATGGCAAAACCAACAAACAGAACTACACTTAAAGATTACTGTTTACGTGCACTTGGATTTCCTGTTATTGAGATCAACGTCGACGAAGATCAGCTTGAAGATAGACTAGATGATGCAATATCGAAGTTTCAGTCATATCACACTGATGGAACTAATCTAGTCTATTATAAACACCAAGTCACTGCCAATGATGTTACGAATAAGTATATTACATGCCCCGATTCAATCATTGGCGTGACTCGTATATTTCCGCTTCAAAGCGATTCAATTTATACTGGTAGCGACTTCAACATTTTCGATTTGAACTATCAACTTAGATTGAATGAACTTTATGATTTCAGTTCTGCTGATTATCTCTATTACACGATGGTGCGATCACACCTCAGAACATTGGAGATGATTCTGGTTGGTGAAACGCCAATTCGGTTCAATCGCAGAAACAATAAAATTTTTATTGATTTCAATTGGGAAAAGCAAGCAGCTGTAGGAAAGTATTTGGTATTTGAATGCTATCAAACATTAGACGTTGAGAACTCGTCCGAGTTCTGGAGTGAAACATGGCTTCAGAGATACACCACTGCATTGTTTAAGCGTCAGTGGGGAAATAATCTCAAGAAATTTACAGGCGTTCAATTGCCTGGTGGTATTATGATGAATGGTCAACAGATCTATGATGAAGCTGTAGAAGAAATAAAAGAACTCGAAGAAGATTTGCGTGATGTTCATGAAGAGCCACCTGGTTTCTTGGTTGGATAATGGCAACAAGTAATTACTTTAACAACTTTAATTCAAGACCTGAACAACTTCTCTATGAAGATTTAATCGGAGAAGTTGTAAAGATCTACGGAATAGATTCATATTATATTCCTAGAGATTCAGATTCTGAGATTGACTTATTGTTTGGCGACGACCCAACCAAAAAGTTTAGCGCAGCATACCCAATGGAAGTTTACATTAACAATGTTGATGGGTTTGATGGTGGAGAGTTTTTCAGTAAATTTGGATTGGAAGTCAGAAAGGAAGTCAGCTTCATTCTACCACACAGGGCATATAAGAAAGTCATTCCTATCGCTGATTATCCAAGACCACGCGAAGGCGATTTACTTTGGCTCAAGAATTTTCAATCTCTCTTTGAAATTAAATTCGTTGAGGAAGAGCATTTCTTCTTCACGTTTGGTAAAAATAATTTCTATGGTTTCAAACTTAATTGTGAGTTCTTTAGATTTAATAATGACAATATGGAAACTGGTTGGACAGAAGTTGATGATATGCAAACACTGAATGCTTCTTCATATAGATTCTCAATGCAAAGTGGTGGAACATTGACGTATCAAACAAATGAAATTGTGTATCAAGGAAATAGTTATGCGAATGCTACAGCAACAGCTGAAGTTACAGCTTGGGATAAGCCAACGTTGAAACTTGATCTTCGAAGCATTACTGGAGAATTTGCAGTGAATACTGTTATTCGTGGTGTAACAACGAACGCAGCATATACTATGCTGAGTGTTGATGAGATCGACAATGTTTCAGATTTAATTGATAACAATAGGCAAATTGAAACAGAAGCATCAAGCATTATAGATTTCTCAGAAAGCAATCCATTCGGTGAACTATAATGTTTAGCACTAATCATTTCTATCACAGAATCATAAGAAAGAATGTTGTTGCTTTTGGAAATCTATTCAATAACATTACCTTGTTAAAGTATAGTAAAGATGGTACTGAAGAACATGGAAGGCAAACAGTACCAGTGTCATATTCTGGAAAAGAAAATTTTGTCTCAAGACTGTTTTCAGAACCTGAATTAGCAAAAGCAACTCAGATTCAGTTACCAAGAATGTCATTTGAAATGACTTCTCTTTCCTATGATTCTTCAAGAAAACTATCAAAGTTCAATACAGTAACCAAAGTGAACGCAAATGATGAGAATACTGTATCCAAAGTTTATGGTCCTGTTCCTTATAGTATAGGATTTGAATTGAACATCTATGTGCGGAACGTTGAAGATGGAACGCAAATCGTTGAACAGATCCTTCCGTTTTTCGCACCAGATTATGTAATGACATTAAATTACCTTGATGGCTATGATATTGCATTAGATGTTCCTGTTCAATTAGATTCAATTGATTATAACCCAGAATACGAAGGTCCAGATACAACAACAAGAATATTGATTTGGACTTTAAGATTTACAATGAAAACATTTTTCTTTGCAACTGAAGATTCAACTGCGAAAATCATTCGGAAAGCTGTTGCTAACACATACGATTATGATATTGCAAATACGCAATACGTTTATCAATCAGTTGTTCCAGATCCATTGAGCGCCAATGTGAATAGTGACTATGGATTTACTGAAGTTATTTTAGAAGGTTCAGATATTTAAAGTGAGGGTTTAACATGACAAAAATAGTTAGAGGATTAGAATTCGATAACAATGGTTGGTTGGATCAAAAACAATTTTTAGCAACAACTTCTAGAATTGTTTATCAATCCACAACCGAAGGTAACGACACAACTGCTAATAACAATCAATATGGTAGAAGCTATTATCTGCCATCAGACCCTGTAATTGGACCAGACCCAACAAATCCAATCGGTCCAATTTATGCCCATGCAACATTTAATTCATCATATGTTGCAGCTCGTTGCTCTCCAGTTACTCAATCTGGTAATCCTGATTGGATATTGTTCAAGCGTGGGGACACATTTGACGTTTCAACAAATACATTAACCAAAGGAGTATTGGTTGGTCCTGGTCTTCGCGGCGGACCCACTGTAAATGCAAGTAGAGTATTTGGCGCATATGGTAATACTACTACAGCCAGACCAAAGTTTACAAATATGAACATAGTAAATCAGTTATGGACTACTGGTGGCGGTGGAACGACATTCAATTTTTCTTGTTTCTATTTTTTCTCTTTACATTTTGAACACACCACTGGAACTACAGGAGGTTTCGTGCAACTTCTTGGTAGTTTCAAATCCTTTGTCATGGAAGATCTTCTTTCTGAAGGAAGAGGACTTGGAACCTGTCAGAGTTCTGGAACAAATCCTTCTTCTTACATTTTAAGAAGATGCGTCGCATCGGAAGCATTTCAAGTCCCCTACCCAAAGGGCGATGGGACGAATTTGGATCCTCATGTTCAAGGTCTTTTCGTCAGCACTAGTGCACCAAAAAGCGAACATTGGTTGTCTGAGAATATTTTTGACATGTGTGGATACAAAGAAAACCCAAGAGATCCATCAACATGGACTGCTGGGGTGTCATCTAATTTGACCAGAGGCGAATTACCTGCTGGCGATTTTTCTTCTGTAACTAATGGCGTTCAACCAACAAGAACTTGGTTTGATAGAAATCTATATTTGTCGTCATATACTGAACTTGAACTGGAAGGAAATATCATCGCAAGAGGTGCTGGCGGAAGCAGCATTCAAATGAGAACGCAAGGAACAGCAAGAAACAATGCGTTATTGTGGAACCATCAAGCACTAACGCAAGGTGGTTCCGAATCAAGTAGAGACAAATATAAAGATGGATTGATCGAAAACAATTTAATACTACATGACGATCATATGATTCCGCCTGGAGCTTTTGGACAAGGCGTTGGGACTGGTGTTGGAAATGAAGAAACTGGAATAATTAAATCAAACTTAGTGTTACATTTCACCAGAGGCACCAATGGTTTCGGTGGATATTTGTCAGGATATGGAGTTGCTGCGCATCCAAATGGGTCATTCCCAAGCGAACAAGCAAAACTTATAATCATAGAAGATAATGTTGCATTGGGTAATCTTGGAACAACAATTGCAATTAGTGGTGATGCTAGTGGTGTTCAACAAGCGAAAGTTGGTAGGAATGCGTTCGTCAGACTTACTGGTCAAGGAACTTGGGCTGGGATAACAGCAGCAAATACATTCGCTGAAATTGGAACTGCAAATACTGGCGGTAACCACTATTATGCGCCAAGTGGTTGGAAAGAATTTTCTAATTCTGATTGGAAAAATTCTGGTAAAGATGTAGAGAGCATTGTTTATCATTGTTTACCAGATTTAGCGGCTGTATTAAAATGGCAACCAAACGCTTGGGAAAAAGACATAGTCTCATACATGCAACATGTAGACTCAACGTATGTTCCCGATGAAAATGTAACTGTTGACTTCACAGCTCCTGCCGCAAACAGAAGAGCGAATGCTCCTACTGTTTGGTCTGTTCTGAAAAATTCAGAACTATATGGTGGTGGTGTTAAAGCAAATCTGTCAGAAGCAGATGCTAAGTTAACTGCAAGAAGATATCATGCATTCATAACATTTATGAACAGAGCCAAAGCAAATAGAAAAGGTTCATGGGATGAGAACTACACAGCAAATTCCATAAACAACTATTTCAGAACTCAGTTTAATAAGCCATTGGTGACTAAGAGTGTTTAATGGAAACGAAAGATAAACTCGCTGAAATATTTGACGTTGATCCTGTTGAAGTCGAAACAAAACCAATTGTCGAAATGAAGCCACAACAGGTTCAATCTTATGGTAATGATCTGGAAACAGATTATGAATACACAAGATCAAACCTTTATGATCTGATTGACACGGGTAAGCATGCAATCAGCGGGATTCTTTCTGTTGCAAATGAGTCGCAGCATCCAAGAGCATACGAGGTTGCTGCGACTCTGATTAAAAACATTGGGGATGTTAGCGACAAGCTGATGAATCTTCATAAAATGAGAAAAGATATTGATGGAAAAGTTGAACAGCAAAACATTAATGTTGACAAAGCAATCTTTGTCGGCTCTACAAGTGATCTGTTGCAGAAAATAAAGAATGGCGATACTTAATGTAAAGAACTATCTTGGTTCACCAAAACTAAAAGCGATTGGTGTACAAGTCTCTCTGACTCAAGATGAACTCGATGAGTATATTCATTGCTCACAAGATCCAATCTATTTCATCGAGCGATATGTAAAGATCGTCACGATTGACCGTGGATTCGTGAGCATCTCGCTTTATGATTTTCAGAAAAAAGCAATTACAACATTCCACGATGAACGTCAAGTCATCATCAAAGCAGGCAGACAGGTTGGTAAAACAACTATGGTCGTTGGTTATCTGCTTTGGTATATACTATTCAATCAAGATAAGACCGTTGCTATTCTGGCAAACAAAGCAAAAACAGCCAGAGAAATTCTGAGTCGAATTAAATTAGCATACGAAGCATTGCCGTTATGGATTCAGCAAGGTGTGAAGACTTGGAACAAAGGTGATATTGAACTTGAAAACAATTGTCGAGTGATGGCAGACTCTACTGCTTCTACTGCAATTCGAGGTTACAGCATCAACCTTCTGTATCTCGACGAATTTGCATTCGTTCCAACAAACATTGCTGAAGAATTCTTCACGTCAGTTTATCCTACGATTTCTTCTGGTAAAACGTCAAAGATTCTTATTTCTTCAACGCCAAATGGCATGAATCACTTCTATAGAATGTGGACTGATGCAACAAACAATCAAAATGGTTTCAAATACTTCGAAGCAAACTGGCGTGATGTTCCAGGTCGAGATGAAGCATGGGCGCAGGATCAACGAAATGCACTGGGTGAGCAGAAGTATTTACAAGAAGTTGAGTGCGAATTCTTAGGAAGCTCTGGAACATTAATTTCTGGAACTGCGCTGAAAAGAATGACATTCTCAGAAGCGATCATGCGTATCCTTGATGGAATGGATATCCATGAGGAAGTTGTCAAGGATCATAACTACGTTCTGATTGCAGATACAGCAAGAGGAAATGGTCTTGATGCTTCTGCATTTGTTGTCATTGACATCACTCAGAAACCATACAAGATGGTGGCTAAATATAAGAATACATTTATTTCACCATTGCTGTTCCCCAACATCATATTCCAAGCTGCAAAGTATTACAACGAAGCATACTTGTTGATTGAAAATAATGATTCTGGTGGACAGGTTGCAGATATTCTTTACCACGATCTTGAATATGAGAATATGTTCTTCACTGAAGAAAGTCGAGGCGATGCTACGATTTCAGAGTTGAACAAAACAAGAACGATGGGTATTCGTACGACCAAGAGAACTAAAACTGTTGGTTGTAACTCAATCAAAGCATTGATTGAAAGTTATGAACTCGTCATTAACGACTTTGAGGTGATTGAAGAATTTTCTTGTTTCATTCTGAAAAAGAATGGAACATATGCAGCAGAAGATGGTAAGCATGATGATATGGTTATGTGTTTCGTATTGTTTGGTTGGTTGGCAACTCAACCATTCTTTCGTGATCTGACCAACGTTGATGTGAGAAAAAGATTATATGAAGAAGAAATGAGAGCAATAGAACAACAGTTAGTCGCGCCAATATTTTCGACATACGAACAAGAATTTGAAGATAAATATGGAGTGATAGATAGGCAATTGACGAAAATGGGAAATGAGGTTTGGTTCGTGGTGAATCCTAGAGATGAGTAAAAGTGTTATTTTATAAATAATATGAATGGCGCTTTCCATTAAATTAGGAGAATAAAATGGCATTTCAAGTTTCACCTGGTATAAATGTATCTGAGATTGACTTAACTGCGTCAATTCCAGCGGTCTCAGTATCAACTGGCGCCATTGCTGGTGCTTTTAAGTGGGGTCCAGCGAATTCGATTACTCAAATTACAAGCGAAACAGATTTAGTATCTAAATTTGGCGCTCCTGACAATAGCACAGCAAACGTATTCTTTACAGCTGCAAGTTTCCTTGCATATTCTAATGACCTTCTTGTTGTTAGAGCTGTAAATACAACGTCAACACTAAATTCAACAGCTGATGGCAATACTTTGTGGTCAAATACCACAACAGTAGTGTTAGGTAACACGACGAGTAACAATACAGTTGTAAGTACAAATAGCTCTTCTCTTGGTGGTGTGAACGTCACTGTAACTGGAATTAATACAGCATTTACAACAAACTTCACGGTTGGTGATAGAATTGTAATTGATGGTAATAACTATACGGTTACCGTCA